AGATCCATCTAGGACTACCCAGGCAATAAACATACCTAGAAGTGTCCAAAGTTGATCTATCATATCTTTGATTACTTTCTTTATCATGGTTTTCTTCTCCTTATTCCCTTGGAATCGCCAGAGGCTCCTCCTCCACCTGATCCTCCAGAACTACTGCCTGTGGATCCTCCAGTGGTACCTGCAGCGGCACCTACAGCATTCAATGCTGCACCTGTTGCTACAACTGTTGCTACAACCATTTCGGTTGCTTCTGTTCTTTCTTCTTCTGTCATATCTGCACCAATACTTCCAATTGCAGCGATGGCTGCTCCTGGGTCTGTAAATACTGCTTCTAATAATGCTCCTGGATCTTGAACTAATGCTACATTTGCTGCCACCTCAGCAGTAATAACTAGGACTTCGCCAGACTCTGATGTTCTAACTTCAACTGGGGTATCTGGTGGCAAGTCTTTAAGTTCAACTCCCGCTGCTAAAACTTCTGCTACTGAAATTGATTCTCCTGGAGCCAAGGTTTCTATTAATGCTGCTACTACGATATCTTTTTGTTCTTCAGTTAATTTTTTTCCAGACTCTACATCTTTCTTTATATCATCAATAATCTTTTTTTCTTCTGCAATAGCCGCTAACTCTTCTGCTATTTCCGCTTCTTCTTCTGCTATGGCTGCTTCCTCTTCTGCTATAGCATTTGCTATTTCTTGTTCCATAGCCTCTTGCTCAGCAGCAATTCTATCTGCTTCCGCTTTAGCATTTGCTTCTTCTTGTGCTTTTGCTTCTTCCTGTGCAATACGGTCTGCCTCTGCTTGTGCCGCTGCTTCCATCTCTGCCTCTAATGCTGCAAGTTCCGCTGCTATGCGATCAGCCTCAGCATTTGCATCTATCTCTGCCTGTATCCTTGCTGCTTCTTCTGCCATTGCTGCTTGTTCTGCTGCTACTTTAGCCGCTAATTCTGCTGCTATTTTATTTGCTTCTGCATTTGCTGCAGCAAGTTCTGCAAGCCTGTTTGCTTCTGCTTGTGCTGCTGCTGCTTGTTGTGCAATTAATGCTGCTGTTTCAGCCTGTATTCTTGCCGCTTCTGCTTGCTGTGCAGATAACTGGGCTGCAACTTGTGCTGCAATTTCTGCTTCAGTTGGTCCAGTAGGTGCTACTGTAACTGGCTCTGGTGCTGGGGTTGGTGTTGTTACAGTTGCTGTTTCGCTAGGGGTTGTAACTGTTGTTGTTTCAGGTGTAGGAGTTGTAACAGTTGATGTTTCAGGTGTTGGTGTTATTACGGTTGATGTTTCAGAGGGACTAGGAGTCGGAGTAGGTGAAGGTTCTGGAGCAGGGGCTACATATGTAGACCCAGTAACAACATTTGAATTTGCAGAGTAAAGGGCAAATGTATCGTTATCTGATCTAATATGAAACGACCATACTGTTCCTGCTGGGCGAAGCCCATTTAGCAAAGAATGATCAATTGTTATTGTTGTATTTAATGAGTTGGGACCTCCAACATTTCCAGTAGCAATTCCCCAGCCATTGCACCCAGAACAATTAAAACTTATAGCATATCTTTCTGGCTGTGTGTTACCAGTATCTGGTGCTTGCCAACTTAAAACTGTTGATGTTTCTCCACTACTGATTGTTAAATTTCTTGGAGGTCCTATTGTTTTTATTATTGGGGCTGCCACTGAAGTAAAGGCTTCTGCTGGAATGACTTGCATTGATCCAGACTGATCCCAAGAAAGCCGAACCCATGCTCCCCCACCATTCTCATAATACATTAACTCTATTGTTTTTGGAACTCCTGCTGTAAAAGATATTGGGGCACTTATAGTTCCGCCTCCACCTTTATCAAACCAGTCATCTGTTATTAAAACACCATCAAGGTATAGTTTAGTTCCATCATCTGCTTCTGCTAAAAATGAGATATTTTGAGTGGTATTACTAATAATTGATCCTGTATATCTAACTATTACATCCTCATTATTAGATGTCCCTGAGATACCTCCACTGCCCCACTGAAAGTCAATTTTGGGGACATTGGTAGTTAGTATAGGAGAGGCTCCCTGTGGTATATAAGGGGCATTATTTTGTCCCCGCACATTATAGACTTGGGCAGTCAAACCTTCTGCTGCATGTGTTTTATCAATTAAAAAAAGCAAGGGTAATAAAGCAAGTGACAATACCAATGCTATTCTTAGTACTTTTTTAATCTTTAACTCCCTATAGTCGTAGTGGTGATATGACTATTAAGGCTATTATATCATTTTTTAGGTACAAAAAAGAGGGCTAGCGCTTGGCTAACCCCCTTAGTTGTTGGACTAGATTACTTCTTTAGAAGTGCAATCTTTGCCTTTGGATTCTTCTTGTTCCACTTTGTAGCAAGTGCATTGTACTGCTTTACAAAAGCAGCACGATCAGCAATTGCTTTAGCATCTGCTGTTACCTTGTCAGCCTTAAGTGTTGCAACTTCTGCCTTTAGGCTATCAAAAATTCCCTGCATTGCTGTAATCTGTGCAACTAGTGCTGCAAGAGTAGCGTTTGTGCTAGAAGAAGAATTTGATACCTTTGCTGTTGCAGATACTGCTACCTGACCAGCCAAAGGAAGTGAAGTTCCACCTGTTGCTGAAATAGTTACAGTGTTTTCTGTCAAAGGCATAAATACCTTGTATGACTTAACTGTTTCTGTATCAGTTGTAATTGATGTTGCTGTAAGAACATCTGATCCTGAACCAAATGCATAGGTTGAAGTAATTCCACCTGTTGCAAATAGGTTAGCGTGAGTCTTTCCAGATACTGGAAGACCTGCTGCATCAAGAACCTGCAACTTAAGAGTTGCTGCTTCGCCTGGAAGATAAACTTCCTTGTCAAATGACAACTTAACAGTTGCTGCAGTTCCTTCTACACGAGTAGAAACTGGTGCAGATACGATTGTTCCTGCTGCATTTCTAATTGTAATTGCAGCGCCACCAGACTTAACACCAGTGATTGTAAATAGTGCTTCACCATTTACGATTGTTGCTGCTGTACCTGAATCAGATACTATTGTAATATTAGATGAGTTAGCATATAGTGTTCCTGCTCCAACTGTTACGCCTGATGCATCCTTTGCAACTGCCTTTACAGTAGTTGTATTTGCTCCAACTGCAATAACAGACTTAACTGGAGTAGCAACGATTGTTGCGATATCTCCATAGAATGTTACCTGCTCTGTTGCAAGCACTGTACCTGTAAGGGTTGTAAGGGTAATTGTTCCAACTCCTGCTGTACCGTCAGCAAATACACCAATGTAGTTGCCTGTAGGAATAACAATTGCACGACCAAGAGCAGACATTGTTGTAGCATTTGTGCCATAACCAATTAAGCCTGTACCTGATACTGTTGCAAGAATTGACTCGGTTGCTGATCCACCTGCTGCATTCTTAGGTGTAACAACGATTACCGCTGCTGCATCTGTTGAAGTAGTCTTTGGTGCATAGACCGAAGCATCTGCTGTTGCAGTTGTAACTTCGCCTGAATTAAGAATTGAAGTTGTTGTTGAAGCAGAAGGAACAATGTCCGCTGCCTTAACTGTTACTGTCCATGCAACTGATGGACCAGTTGATGGCTTAGTTGTAATAATTCGTGCCTCATATGTACCCGCAACAGAAGGTGCAACCAATGATACTGTAAACTTTGCAGTTACATATCCTGGTGTATTAACTGTTGAGTTAATGTCAGCAGAAAGGTTTCCTGCTGCAACTGCAACTGTAGCAGTTGTTGTCTCAAGTACTGTGAGTGTTGCACTCTTTGATGAGCCTGATGGCTGTACGAACATAGCAGATAGCACAGTTGCTGTGTCTGCTGCTGCTTCTGAAATAAATGACAATGTAACTACTGCTGTAGCAGTCTCACCAGCGATGATTGTATCTGTAGCAGAGTCAATCGTTAGCGTTGGTGCGATTACAGCAGCACTTGTCGGAAGTGCTGATAGTACGCCAAAGGACATTGCTGCAGCGAGTCCTAGAGCGATTTTTTTAAATGAATTCATCTTTCTCCTTGTTTGTTTGTTTATATTAAGTTGAATTTATCTAGGAAATCCTTAACATCGTTAGGCATTTCCCGATTACTTAATTCTACCATACCCTGTTGTTTTTCTGCAAGTCGGGTTGACGAACTCCAGGTATGGACATCTATTTCTGTATTATTAGTCTTTGTTGTATGAGAGATAGCCCCAAATACGGCTCCACATACAGCATCTGCCAAGTCTTTAGATTTTTTACGGGGGTGATCAACACGGTTCCCCTTCATAATCTTTAACTCAGACATTTCTTCAAGCAAAATTGGAATCATAGGAATCGAAACACGCTCTTCATAAATCATCATAGCCAAATCCTCATAATGTTTCTTTGCAACAGAAACAGTCTCAGTTCTAATACCTACTGCTTGTAGTTCATTTTGAATGTCAAATGATTGCCAACGGTCAAAAGAAACCATGCCAAGGTTAAATCCCTGTCTACGCAAGTTCATGATCCATTGTTTAACTTCTGATAAATTAACTGGACCTTCTGCTCTTGGTTCCCACCATGCTACGGCATCTACTACAACTATGGGTGCTACCTGTTCATAGTCTTTAATTACCTGAATATTTACCCATTTATCTACGTGAGCAATAGCGACTGCACACTTGTCATGCTTTTGTGCAAGGTCTGCGTGTATATAATAAATTTTGTTTTCATCTGGTTTAAAGGTTTCATCAAACCTTCTAAATTGATCTAAAGGGTTTCTAGTGTTCATACATTTTTCTAATTTTTCTTTTTGTTTAAAGAATGCATCAGAAGCATATGTAGGCATACATGCAAAGCGCATCATTGCATCACCAAGGTCTGTGTAAAATGCCAACTTAAAGTCTTCTATCTTACGGGTTGGGTTTACTTCCCAGGTAGGTCTTTTAAATGCATATACCCTTGGAATTTTGTATGAGACTATGGTATCTTCATCCCATGAAATTTCAAACTGGTTTCCTGGATCATCATGTGGCAAGTCTTCGTTCATAATAAAGGTATGTTTGCGTTCTATAGTTTCTTTATCGGCAATAACAGATTCATATCTTTGTGAAATAAAGTCACCTTGATAGCGGGGGAATGAAAGAAGAACAACCTTTCCAAGATCAGGGAAACGAGAATCTACAGTACCACGAAAGGCTTTATAAATATTATCTGCAGTCTTTCCTTGTTCATTACCCGTGCCAACCTCTGTAGCAAAACCAGAGATCTCATCAAGAACAGCCATAAGCAAGTTCAAACCTTCATGAGACTCTCTTTCTGAGTGTCCAGAATAAACAGTAATTGCTTTGTCAAACTCAATTGAGTCAGCCTTTGCATTATACTTACCAGCAAACCATGGTGATTTTTCAATCTTTGTTTTAAAACCTTTAAAGAAAACGTTCTTAGCCTGTTGAGCGTTTACCGCAACGTTAATAATATCAATTGCATCTCCTGCAGGCTTGCCATAATATATTGCAGGGTCTTTAAGGCATAATAGTTTATATACTACGTATGCACATGCTACTGTTGAAATAAAATCTTTTCCACTACCCTTGCCAAGTTGAAGAATAAGTTCATTTTTTGTATACTTATTAAAATGATTTAGTCCTTCTGCTTGCCCCATAAGGTCTATTAAGTCTTCTTTACGATAGATCTGACTCATTGCCTCTACTATTTCATATTGAATGTCAGACAATAGTGGTTGACCAAGATATTCAGGAGACTGAACAAAGGTTTTTACATCTACTGGAGTTTCAATAAAATGGTTTTCTTTTAATACATCAAGAAAATCATTGAACATCGTGGACAATTGTAATCACTTCCCCTTCTTTTGCAATAGAAGAAAGTCTGTGCATAATTAAATCACGTATTTCTGGGTGCTCTGAAGCAACATCTCTAAGAATTCCAATAAGTACTTCTTGCTTTCTTTCAATCTCAACCATCTCTTCTGCAAGTTCTTTGTTCTCAAGAAGACCAGCCTTTTGAAGCATTTCAATTCTAGATTTTTCAATATCCATAACAAGTTTAATAGCCTGAGTTTTTGCACTAAGATTATTAGTCAAACCAGATTCATCAATAACTTCATAAGCCTTTGTTATAAGTTTACTATAGTGTGTGTCTGCTCCAGCAAGAGCCTCTTTAGCACGGGCACGAATAGCATCATTGGCAGAAGCCATGACCTTCCACTCATTAATTAATGCAACAACACGAGTTCTTGGCATGTCCAAGTCTTTAGAAATTTTAGTTGGATCTTGACCCTTAAGGTATTCAGTAACAACCTTGTTTACTTCATCAAGGTGTTCTACTAGTTCTATTTCACTTGACACTATACTTACCTTCTAGTCTATTTATTTCATCTTTAATATAAAAGATTGCTTTTTCAAGATCTTGAATTGTTTTTGCTTCATCTTTAAGTCCTGCTCTCCAAAGATACTTAAAGGCATTACCAATATTAAAGTTACGGTGTCTCGTTATTTGAATACATTCAACACCTGAAGGATCTGTTGTATAGTGTAGTGGATGATTAACTTGATCAACCGTAATGGTTAACTCTGTATGCTCACTCATCTGGTTCATCATCTTCCCAGTCAAATGCTTCTGGCATACCTTTAAGTGCTGTAACAACATAGGTTAAACCTACTGCACCAGCAATACCAATACCAATTAAAACTTTTTGTGCTTTATTCATCGGCGTGACTTCCTTAATCCAAATTTAGCAAGATAAACATAGATTGTCTCTACGCTTGCCCCGCATTCTTTTGCAATTTCTTCTGGAGATTTTTTATCCATAAGATATCTCTTACGAAGCCAAACCTCTGATGTATATAGTTTACCAGCCATAATGTTATTTGTCAACCTCACGCTCAAGAACCTCATAGTCATAGGCATTTGAATCTTCAAGAATCCACTTATCGTAACTTTCTACGTCCCACTTGTTTGTATTAATCAATCTTGGTATTAATAGATCTGTCTTTGTTACAAATGATGGTTCTTTTAGTCTTACCCTGTTGTTTGGCTGTATTGCAAAATTACCATCATCTCTTTGAATCACATGTCCACATTTATGTTGACCTGGATTTTCAGAGTATCCATCATCTAGGATGTTTGTTTCTGGACTATGCCAATCAAGTGTAAATAAATATGTTCCAGGTACGTTAGTCTTAGACCTATCAATGTATGACATTCTCATATTACTTAATGCTTGAAACTTTGTAACAGAAACGTGAGAACTAAAAGAGTTCCATAAAACAAGATTATAAATTGGTTCTTCTGGTACATCTGGTTTAGTACAAAAAGCATTAATTGGCATTCTCCACCAAATCCCACCATCTTCCATCATAAAATGAAACAGTGGGCTTCTGGCTTTAATGCTTGAAACTCCAAATATCACACACGGAAAATATTTGTCATGACTATCTAACTGATCTCTTAAAAAATTACCACGCACATAGCATTCAATAGGTGGTATATTTGCATTTAACTCAGGCATTATTTATCAACTCCTATTGATTTATTCCAATTATTTACAGCCCAATGACCAATACCACAAGCATCAGCCACATCGTTATCAGTAATAGTCTTTTTATACTGAAACTCTATAAAATCCATAGTTCTTTGTTTACGAAGGTTACGCTCAAAAGTTTTATACCAAGACAAAGATTTTCCAGGATTTTTAACAGCAATCATGGCTCTTTCATCTTTAGATATTTTTTTATTACCAATATAGTTTTGCCAGGTAATTGGTGAAACTTTGCCTACGGTGGTAATTCCACACATAGCAGCAGCACCAAGAAGAGCCCCTTGGACTAACGCAAGATCTGCAGCAGTCTTAGGGCTATTCATGAATACTGTATGTTCAATTACTATTGCATCTGCATTCATAATTGTTTCAAAATATGCCTTTGTTTTTCTAGCAGCATCTCCAACCTTTGCGTATACATCGTCACCTTCAAAGTTAATCTTGCCAATTTCTTTTAAATCTTTTTTATCAAATACAGCAAAAGCAAGGCTATTTGTACTAGCATCTATAGCGCAAACACGGTCTGGCTGGACCTCTACGCCCCACTTATTCTTGCTCATATTCAATAAACCCCTTAAGTTCTTTTAACATTTTTGCTACTTGCTTTTCACTTACATTACAGTTAGCACAAAATCCAGAATCATTATATATTGACAACTGTGTTTGGCAACCGCCTAAACAAAATCTTTTTTTGCCTTTTCTTTTTTGACGACGAGTTATTTGATACCTTTCAGTAATCTTATCTTTAGTTGCAGAATCTCTACAGTCAACACTGCAGTAAATCTGATAACTTACTTTAGGTTCAAAATATATATCACATCTGTCACAGAGTTTCAATCAGCCCCTCCATAGATTTGATTTTAATAACTCCAGTTCCTGCTTCATCACAGGCTGCCTTGATGGGGCATGTCTTACATATCTTTGAGTTAGCACGATAGTTTTTTGTTGGAAGTGTACGATCAACCCAAGCCTTACGAACCTCACGCATCCATTGGAATGTAGCATCAATCCACTGACGATAATAGTCGTCTACCTCAATTGGAAGAACTAGCAATTCATGATTATTCTTATTCTCATAAATCAACACACCCTTTTTCTTACCAAGAATCTTCATATAGATAAGCAACTGAATTAGGTGACCAGCCTTGGGCTTCATTGAGTTCTTACGATACTCAAATCCCTCATTAAGCATTGTCTTAATTTCTCCAACAATTTCTTCGCCTTCCCAGTCAAGCATTGCATCCCCGTATCCAAAGATCGGTGGATCATCGTATCTAATCTTAAACTCTGTTGTTGGTTGGTTATCATCATCACGGTAAACTTTTGCAACTCCAGCATTCATCATTGCGTCTTGGATTCTTCCATGTGAAAGAGTTCCAGCAGTCATATTTGCTGCACCATAAGCATCTGCATTATCTTCAAATGTAGCACCATCAAAAGCAAGATACCAGTAGCGTGGGCATTCTCCATGACTATAGGCAATTGTTGATGGAGCAAATGTTTTTTTGGTTTGAAACTTTGGACCACGATTTACAACGTATCCAGATTTAATCTTTTCAATCAGAGCGTCTGCATCTAGTATGGTGCTTTTCTTAGAAACACTTTTGAGCATAACCTGCTGTAATAAACTTTTTGTCATTATATCCCCTTGTTTTATATAAGTATAGCATGTTATCGCATTATGTATTTAAGTGCTGATACCAAATTGTTTACTGCTTCTGCTGCTGTATAGTAAATGTTTTTCTTTGCTCTGTTATTCTTATCTACATTTGCCATCCAAGTAGCCTTTAATGCTAACTTTCCTGCAATAGCCTGAAGTCTAACGATTTCAATGCTGGCTACTGGAGCAGGGATATCTGGTTTAATAATTAACTTAGCAATCATTGTTAGAGCCGTATTGAGTTCTTCATCTTGCATAAACTCAGCAATCTCTGCCAAACCATTAATCATCTCTAGAGTTGTTTGTCCTGTACCTTCTGTCATTTTATTCCCCTTCTATTAACTGTTCTAGTAGTTCTAATTCTATAATAGCCAGACGTACCTTCTTTGTACCCTCGCCTAAAACAATAACTAGTGCTGGATCCATGCTTTTTTTAAGTGCATCGGTAACTGCTTTTGCCCACACATCTTGATTAAGAGTAAAAGATTTAGAGCATTCTTTAAAATCTAAAACAAAGTTATGCCAAGAAGCATCTCCTTTGGTATTATTTCTACCAGAGTTTTTATGCTGCTTGGCACCTATTCTTTTAGACTCTCCTCTTTCACTCATTATTAAAATCACTTTTCTTTTTCTTCGGTGGAATAAGATTTACCTTAGAGATATGTTTTTCTGGACACATCCATGTTGCATCTCCACTTTCAGACCAATATCGTAAAGATGTAACTTCAATGCTACATTTCTTACATGGAAATTTTCCAGGATATACAGTAAACTCTTTAGCCATTGTTCAACTTGTCTTTAAGGCTTTGCTGCAGATCAAGGTCTTCCCTAACACGAGCAATAAAGCCATCTCTGCCTTGAACCTTAGTTCCATCATCAAGTTGATACCAAGCACCAGTTCTATTAACAAGTCCTGCTGACTCTGCTGTATCTACAAGATCACCAATAGAGTCGATACCAATTTCATCTC